ATGCCACCCTTAGTTGAGTGCCTACATATATACTTAATAGCGTTTCCTTCTGCAAAAAGCAACTTATTTTTGTTAATGAATTCAGCAGGTTGAACCACCATTTTTTTATAATGATCTCCCCCAACTTGTGTTAATAAACTTTTTAACTCTCCAAGTTTTACTTTACTATTAACTATTCCTTTTTCTTTTAGTTTTTTGTACATTTTTATTTTCATAGTCTCTATACTCCTTTATTAGTTTTTCAGATGGATGCCATACATCCACCGCTGTATGACAATTAGGACATGATAAATTACTTATAATATCATAATCTTCATTATCTTCTATATCATGGTCACCACCCCATATTAGTTCAGTGTTACAGTGCCAGCATTTCATATTATATAAGCCCTATCAAAGTTTTTAGGATCTAATAAATGCAATTCACGCTTCGCTCTCGTCGCGCCAGTATAAAATAATCTATGTAATTCATCCGGGTCATGACTAAAAGTTTCTAGTGCTGCACCTGTTAGGTCCTGTAATAATAAAACGTTGTCGGCTTCGCCTCCTTTCGCTGCGTGTATTGTTGACATTTTAATACGAGGATTTTTGTTAATCATCTCACCATTCGCCCTCATGTTACGAATATAAGTTTCCGTTATTGCATCTAAACCTTCAAATGATTTAAACCAAACGTCAGATTTTAATAACCCATGTTGTTCTTGACATTCTTTTAATGTATATTTCGCGTCCGAATGTAAAGTCTTACCCTTTTGAAAACCAGATAAAACATTAGATCCTAAGTATTGATAAACGTTTTTAATCTCTAAGTGATTTAATAATTCACCTTTACGCCAATGCTCCCAATTATTAAGTGCAAGTAATAATTTTAAACTAACAGAATTCATACCTTTGTATTGATAATACCATCCTTGAATTTCACATAAATCTTTAGCATCATCTAAAAAATAATTTGCAGAGGACAATACTAACCAGTTACCACTACTCATATCTACCTGTGTTATATCAGAATATCTTTTTAACAATCCTATTTCTTCTCTAGGTTTATATTCTTTAACAAATCTATTCTGTACTTTGTTTATAATATTTTGGGATAGTTCATGTATAGGTCCACCTGGTATACGATAAGATTGATCTAATACTTTAATATCATTTACTTCTTCTTTTAATGCTATGAAGTGATCTACATCTGCACCGGCCCATTTAAATATAGCTTGGTCATCATCACCTGCTATGTAAGTTTTTTCTGCTTTAGACCAAATCTTTCTTACCATCTCCCATTGCAATAAAGATAAGTCTTGTGCTTCATCTATAAATAATACCTCAAACTTATTAAGAGTTTCTTTTTTAATAAAGTCTTCAATCAAATCATTAAAATCTTTTAAGTTCTTTTCTTTTTTAAATCTTTGTAATTCTTCTGCCAATAAAAATAATGTGTTTCGTTCTATATCTAATATGTTTTTTCTTGAATCATAGTATTCTAATAGATCCATTCTTTTAACTGCTGCTGTATTTATAATAGTTAAGTATTCGTTGTCTGAATTAAATGTACCATCCTCTACTGAATAGTTTGCTGTCTTAATAGGTATGCCACATTTCTGCCCAAATTCTTTATAGTCTTCGGTCTTCATCATTTTCTCTTTAGTCATACCTAATTGATTAAAAGCGTATGAATGTAGAGTCCTAAAGAAAGGTAAATCGTTTTCTTTGTCTAATCCAAACTTGTCTGAAGCACGGTCAGCCGCTTCTGTTGCGGCTTTTTTAGTAAACGAAAAGTACCCAATTTGTCGAGGTCTAATCCCCTGTTGGATGAACTCGTCCACTAAGTTTAACAACGTTGTTGTTTTTCCCGTTCCCGGTGGGCCTAATATTATTGTTTTCATATTTTTTTAACTTCCTTTCTGCTATATTTAAATGTATTTGTGTTAACTCTAATTCTTCTTTTAGTTCTTGTATTATTAATCTAAATCTTAAATGCCAATTTGGGCCTATATCTTTATCAAATTTCATTAAAAATCATCCTGTTGATATTCAACTTTAGAAACTGCTGCTTCTATTTTTTTCATAGTTTTAATCTTAACAACTCTAGGCTGTTGTGATTTAATTCTTAATCTTGTTTCTTCTATAAAAATATCTTCTAATCTTTTAATTAAGTTACCTGTCTTAACTTTATCCATGTCCCAATTATTTTTTTTAAGAAATGAATAAAAGTCTTCCATTCTAAAATAAGTAAAGCCATCTTCTGTAAATGGAAGTTTGTTAAGAACATCATCCATAGTTCTGGCACTCTGTCTATTGGTTGTCCAATCTTGCAAGAGTCCTGTAATTTCATTAGTAGGATTTAAAGATTCTAATGGTTCTACTTCTTGTAAGTTAGTCATCATAGGTTTTAAAAAATGTTGTTTCCAATCTTTAGGTTTAGGTACTGGTACAATTAAATTAGCTTGGTCTAAACATGCTAACGCAAATAAAGGTGGACTATATAATTGTTCTGTTTTTAATTCTACTCTAGTCTTATCTACATTTAAAAACCATTGTGGAGGTGTTGAGGTATATTTTGTAAGACTTCCTAGTACTGGCATTTCTTCTTCACCAAATCCTACACCAAATCTTTTAGTTCTACATAAACCAGATTGACATACTGCATTGATAGGTGCATCTTTACATCTATACTTGTCATAACCTTTTCTGTTTACTGATTTAATTAATTGTTGAACCTCATTATTATTAAGTGGTGGACTCATATGTTCCATGTTTGCTTTTACAATTTCATCTTCCCATGTATCAGGATTAGATTGTTTGTAATATACTGCTACATTAAATAATGCATTATTCCTAGAACCCTCACCAAAACCAATTGATGCTAATTTATTTAAGCAAGGGGGTCCTCCAGGAAATGTTTCTTTTATTTTTTCTTCTTCGATTTTAATTTCTTCAACTTCTTTTTGTGTACGACTGTAAACATCATAGAGCTTATAAAATTCCTCAAGTGTACAACTGGCGCCAATATCGTTGATAGCATAACGTAGTCCTTTCATTTGATTGTGGTAAGGTAAGTTTAAGAAATTACCAGTGTCACCACGCTCCACTAGTATTTCAGTTTGTTTAGGAAAGATCTCTGATCCCTCATATCCTAAAACTTTTGATATTTTTTTTAATTTAGATTGCATCAATGATGCAGGAATATTTTCTTT